CTTCTTCTGTTGCTACTTCAGTTGTTTCATCCATTCCATTTGGCATATCATGATTTCTACGGAAGTCTGCTACAAAATCTCTTATCATGTCGCCGTCCATATAACGAACTAGCTCTGCAAATATTGGGTGATCTGGATCACAACCTAGATCATCACATAAGTCCATAATTGGATCTGCAGGTGCGCCTACTGCTTCTGTTTCAACAGACTCATTGTTGTTAGGATCATCCATTTGTTTTTGTACATCATCCCACATTTCTGCAGCTTGATTTGCTGGCATTTCTGGATGCATCTTAATAAAATCTTCTTTGTCATTTTCTTGTGCGTCTTGATGAACGTCTGACATCTTGCCTTCTGAAACACTTTCGTCTTGCATTCCGGCATTTCTTAATAAATTTTCTAAGTCCATAGTTTTCACCTTATTTTTCTTTTTTAGCAATTATAATTTCCGGAGTACCGCGTTCAAGTTCCTTGAGCATGTTTGTATTGTACTCATTGCCGAATGTTGGTTTTAATTTTTCTGTTGCATAGTCGCTACCTAGTAACGGCTCGTAATCTTCTTCCTTAGCATTTGCTGCTTCTTCTCTAGCAACTTCTTCTGGATGATCTACGTTAATAACAACTAGATGCGATCCAGATATCCCAGCATAGTCGGTTAATTCATTTCTCATTATATCCGAAGTAGTTGGATAATTTACAGTAACATCAATTATACTAACTTCGGAATTTTTTAATGTTTGGAAATCCATTGGATGTTCCTGTATAGGTGTTATTTTTGCTTTAGTCATATCAATAATATGATACTTTCCTAATGCTGTTTCCACTCTATCAATTTGTGAATCGTCAAAGGTACCAGCATATTTAACACGGAATTTATATTCCTTTTTACTTTCAGTTAAGTAATCTTTAAATGTTTTCATTCATGCACACCTTCTATGTAATAATACATTATTTATCGTTTTTCATTAATTTTTCTAATAAAGCGTTTCTATCTAATACTACTGCATCACCATCGGGTTCGCTACCACCATCGTGTTTTGCTTGTACTTGATCAATTCTTGCTTTCTTTAACTGCAAGTCAATCATCTTTAATTTTCTGTCAATCTTTGCACCTTTTGCGTTTAATGCAGTATCTAACATACGAGCTGCAGTGCTAAAAATGTCCCCTGCGTATCGTGCTTCGACATTCATTCCTAAATCCATTAAATCTTTAAACGTGTCTTTTGCAGTATCTGCAATATCGTCCATTTCAATATCACTTGCTTCGAGGTTTTCAACCATAGGAAGTGCGGCATCAATTTTGTCTGCTTTTGACATAGCACTGTGATAATTTTCTGCTTCAGGAACAGGAATAACATCCTTTAGATCTGGTGTTACTTTTTCTGTTTCTTCTACAGTTGCTAAATTTAATAAATCTTCTAGTTTCTTAGTCATATATTTACTTATCTCTTACCTGGTTTATGGAAAATATCATCTTCTGTTATAACTCTAAATTTTATACGATTTTGTCTACACCATCTAGTTGCAGCTTCCCATTTAGCCATGTTAACAACTACCCGAGCTTGTGCGATCTGGCTTTTGCCTGCATTTTCCATTGTTGTTTCTTTTTTTGGCTTTACTTCAATTAGTTCAGCACTTTGTCTTCCTCTTTTATCAGAATATACAACTAAGAAATCTGGAACATATATTGATGCTTTTCCAGTTAACGGATTTTTATAAGGTATTTGTACACTTTCACTTGACCATTGTGTAACACCTGGATGATTATCACAAAATTGCATAAACGCCCATTCCCAACTACTGCGATAAGTCGGGGTTCTAGTACCAACATACTTATCGGTATTTTTTAAGGTATACTTACCTTGTGCAAATTTTGCCATTATTTTAACTTAATATATTACGAGCTACTAAATTATTAGGACTTTGACTTTTATTGAATCCTAAAATACTTGTATTGTTTCTCGTTTGGTTAAGAAGACTAATAATACTTTGTTGTATATCAGTTATACCATATTCTTCTAATTCATCAATCATAATCATTGGAGAATTGCCTGATTCGGCTGCAATAGTTATTACTGTATCTGCTAGATTAGCTGATATTGTTGTGTTACCATCTGTCTTTTGCAAGAAAAAACCCATAACTGCATCATACTCATTTGTACTAAATGCAATATTTGATCCATTATTGTGTGCATCAAAAACATCAGCTTCTGTTATAGTAGGAGTAGTAGTGGTTGCGTAATTACTTGACATTTGTATTCCTATGTGTAATCTTGTCCTGGTAGAACTTGAGTTACTTTTGATGTGCCTTTTGGACTTGCACTAATGTTTCCACCAAATGCTAGATTTAATTCGTCTTTAAATGATCCTGGTCCGCTACCCTTCATAAAATCGTTTGCTCTGCCTAAGTCGTTTGCTAAACCTGATTTAAGTCCTGGAATATCAGCATAATTAGTCAAGCCGCCCATTACTTTAGTTACGTTAGACATTATCCCGCCGCCTAAGTCAAAAATTCCTTTTGCTTTTGCTTCCAATGACTGAAGATTAAATCCGCCTAGAGTGGTTCCAGATGGTTGCTTTAAATTGGCCTGTATTGCGTTACCGTTACTTTTAACTTTATTTTGCGAAGGTGGAATAAAAGCATTTGCTACTACTCCTACTTTAGGTACGTTAGGTAAAGGATTAGCGCCTCCAGTTTTTCCTGCGCCACTTCCTGGAAACTTAAAATTACCAATAGGATTATTCCCTCTAAGTGCGTTTGTTGCCATACCAGTGAGCTCTGATTTTAACATATTTTTAAGATTAGCACCTTTAAGATTCTTAGCACCTCTTAAACCTGTTAATACTCCACTTGCTACGCCTTTTAAACTTCCACTTGCTAAATCACTTCCAATAGTGCCCGCGGCATCTACTAAACCTCCAGGGCCAAATATGCTAGTTGTTCCGCCACCTTGTGGTGTTAAAGGACTTGCAGTCTTGTCGTAATGTGTAGTACCAAATCCGGTAGGACCGTCGCCTGCAATTAGTCCTGACCTGTATTTAACAGTTTCAAAACGAACCGCCATATTATTTTCTAATAACCCAGCACTATCAGCATAATCGTGCCTATCGTGTTCAAAACTTTCAATAACAGGGTTAACTAACCAATACTCTGTATACTTCTTTTGATAGAGACTGTAAATTTTAATATAACTAAAGAAATTACCACTGTTACGATCTAAACCCCAATTTCTTACTGAATTTGGCATTTTTGAATATGTGTCTTTAAATGCATATGTTCCACTACTTTCATAGTTTGGATCATTATTATAATATGCATAATATGCATACCACATATTTCGAATTGTGTCAGCATTATCATCGTGGAATGTTAAGCGAACTGGCTCATAATTTATCCTATTGTATGAGTAACGTTTTCTGTTATATTGATTGTGTTGCTGTAAATCGTAGGAGTATTTAGGCAAATCAACACTTTTAACCAAGAAGCTTGCCTCGAGATTTTCTCTACCTTGAAATTGAAATCCAATACCTTGGTTTATCCCAAATGTAACATGGAATAAAAATCTATGTTTTGGAGCAAGACGGTAACCACTGTCAACAAAGGTTTTAGATGCATGTCGGAAATCTCGGACATTATCCCCAGTTTCAAGAGCAGATAGAAAAGAGTTTAATACACTCATTACAAAATCCTAACTCTATTAACCTGTAACAACCTCACCAATTGTTCTTGCTACTGTAGCACCAATTCCAGAACCAATCGGTGTCTGTACTGCATTATCAAATCTAATTGTCATTGCAATAGTTGCTGCTTCACTACTTGCATAGCTTAAATCACCATAGTTTACATTAGTAACGAAACAACCGTATAATTCCCAAGTCTCAAGTACGTTTGGTGCACTAGCGCCGTTTCCGCCATCTAATACTTCACAACGTGTAACGAATTTGTAATCAATACCCGATGCTGCACTTGATTGTTCCATCATATCAAACTGCTTTTGTGTTTGCTCACCAACTAGTTTTGCAACTTGTCCCGATGCATCATCACGCAGATTAACTGTTGCTGTTTCCCATTCATGCTTACCTTGGATATATACTTTACTGTTATAGATATCAATCGGAATTGGCTCAAATGTTACACTTGGACGAGTAAAATCAATTACTTGTTTTGTTAATTCGCTACGTGGAGTTGAAACACCAAAGTTTTCAAAACTTATACGGAAACGATATTTTAATTTTGGCATTAACAGACCTTGAGCTGATGCGGACTGATCCGATGCTAAAGGTACTGTAAATTTGCTTAATGAACTTACTGACATATTTTTTGCTCCTACTTATTAGTATTTAGTCAATGTTGTTACTGCTAATTCAT